TTATTCTGTTCTTTGAATTGTTCTTCCTGCACGCCCTAATGCTTTGACAACAGCTATGTGGGCATCTGTGCCAGTCATAATAGATTTTTCTTTAGAAATTAAATGTGCAACTGCAGCTACATTAGCATTATTAGACATGGATTTTCCTTAATTAAAAAGTAATAGTTTCTTGAAGTTACATTATTGGGGGGTAATATTTTATATTTCAAGAGTGGAAAATAAAAAAGAGTCCACGCTATCTAATGGTGGACTCTCGTCTTAAATTTGGGAATAAAAAGGGTAGTTAGTCTTCCTTACCTAAAACTTCTTCTCGGTATTTTACAACTTCTTCTGCTTTTAGATTCTTCAAGTGATATTTGATCAGAGCGTGTATTACATCTGATTCTTTCATCAAAACTTTTTTCTCAATAACAAACTTCATCAAAGACTCTTTAAGAGCTTCAACTTCCTCATCTCTAACTTTATAAACTTTAGCCATTTATTTGATACCACATATCAAAAGTAACTTTTTTACATTTTACCTTTATTTTTTAGTTGTAAAGTTACTTTTAAATTAATTTAATTAAAAACAGATAAAAGTAACTTTTAAACTATTAAATATCGGTGCGAGTGGTAGCAATGAAAAACGATTTTCACTTTAGTGATAGGCAAGCTTTCATACAAGCTTCATTTAATGAAGTTGCACGAATCGTTGCTGAACATGGACAGCCTTGTCTTGAAGCTTTCGTTCCTGCTTTTTCCACTGAACAATGTTTAGAGCATCTTGCACTTGTAGCTCATAAATGGGCTTACGACTTCACCTTAATAGATGCATACGCACAGTCATACAAAATCTCCAATAGTGAACTGCGTGAAGAAATGGGGGACTGCTAATATGAAAAATAATAATGCTCAAAAAAACATCAAAACGTGTAAAAACACACAGGAAAGCCCTTTAATTTCTACTGAAAATAGTTCGATTGATAACCCCATTTATAATATGGGGTTAACGAAATTCGATCCTAGACTTTCTTGTGATGAATTCACCTTTCCTCGAAAGCTCGATAACTTAAAAATGGTTGTTACTGAAGATGGGGCAGTACCTGTACTTCATTCAGTACCATGTGATGAATATTCTATAGCTTCGCTTGATTGGGTAACGTTTAGTTTTGATCAAGACACGCTTGGAAAAGAATTTTCGTCAATTAATCCTGAGTTAGCAGAAGAAACCTTAACTTATGCTGTTGAGAATTGGCTAGATCAGCATCTATATGAAATATTTGGATTTGGTCTACTAAATAAACGCGAGAAAGGGATGCATTTCTATAAGTTCAGTTATTAACTTCAAGATAATTTAGGAATGGTTCTTTATGGTCATAATTCAAAAAGAATTGCAGGACAAATTAATGGGACTGGTTGTGCTCTTGCACGAAAAGGTTGGGAAACTCAGCTTTATAAATTTTTAAAAGAATTTGCGAAAAAGCCAAAGTTAAATCGTGTCGATTTAGCTCATGATGATTTTACAGGAGAACATTTATCTGTTGATTTTGCAGATGATTGGGATGATAAGGGTGGTTTTTGGTGCGGTGGTCGCCAACCTAATATTCTCAAATTTGGTAATTGGAAACGTCCAACTGGAAAAGGTCGCTCATTTTGTGTAGGTGATCGTACAAGTTCAAAATATCTTCGAATTTATGAACGTGGAAAAAAAGAGGGAAGTGTACTTAGTCCGTGGTGTCGTGCGGAAGTCGAATTTAAAGCAAATGATCGTCATATCCCTTTAGAAATACTACTAAGTCCAAGTCAATACTTTATTGGGGCTTACCCATGCTTTCAATGGCTTGCAAAACAATTAGAAAAAGATTTTGTTAGCCCTGAAAAAACAGAAATTATTAAGGAACAGTCCCAAATCAATTGGAATCGTGCAATTGAAATAGTCAAAGAGCAGTTTGGTAAATATATACGTCAATTTTCCAAAATTATTGAGCCAAACGAGCTTATAGCAATGCTTTCATCTTCAAAAGATGAAATCCCTAAACGTTTAAAGTTTTCACATACGGCTGTCATTCAGTCAATTCGAGTTAATCAACTAATTCCATCCCATCTTGATGAACTACCTTTATTTGTTGGAGTTCGTGGGGTTAATGATTCTGCTTATAAGGAGTTTATCAATGCAGTATGAATCAACAATCATTGTACTTGGTGCGAAATCTTCTAAAGGTGAATTTAATGGACGCCCATTTGATTCAACCACTATTTATTATCAAGCCGATCTAGCAAGTGGTGAAAACTTTGCAGGTATGGTTGGTACGGAAATTAAATGGGGAACATCTTTTAATTTTGAAAAAATTAAAAATTTAAAGTTCCCATTTGCTGCAAAAGGAAAATTTGAACAAGTTTCTAATGGTCGAGCGATGGTGACTATTTTAAATGATTTGCAACCAGAAAAAGTATTAGAACAAAAAAGTTAAAAGGGATTCTCACTAAATGTTTAATCACGCTGAATGCTCTAAATGCTTATCTCTTTTTCATTATCAATATTTACCAATCCATTTTAAAAAATGTGACGGATAATTTAGCTATGACTGATCTTGAAATATGTCTTGGAAATTTAACTAAATTAACACTTTTAAATGATTATTCAGTTTGGTTTGGTTTCCTTTTGGGCTTTTTAATTTGTTTATTCATATTAATCATGATTGAGCGTTTCAAGAATTCGGGAATTACGAAACAAGAATTATAAATGCACGTCTGCAAAACTTTATCACCGCAAAATGAATCAGGTTTGCAAACGTGCTTGGAGTGGCAGGATTTTAAGATCTTGCCAGATTTAACGGTACAAGAAGCCAATGAACTGTTGGTAGCAATCGTAGGCTGCTTTGCCGTTGTTTTCATCGTCAAGCAAGTGATTAGCTTGCTCAAATAATGAGGTTTATATGGAAACTCAAGTTAAAGAAAAAAACAAGGCTTTACCTGTCGTATTAGGTAGTGGGCTTATGGTTGCTGCTAGTTCTGTATTTGCGGAAGGTGACTTAGCTACTGGTGCAACTACTGCAATTAGTGGTGGTTCTGGAACATTACAGACTGTTGGTATTGCCATTATTGGTGTTGTAGCAGGTGTTTGGGTTATTAAACGAGTAATCGCTTTAATTCGCTAATATTTTGCACCTTGGCATTACATAAGTTTTTTTGTGTAGTGCCTTTTTTATAAAGGTAGTGTTATGGTATGGGAAAACTTAGACAATTGGATTTATTTCATCGTTATGATCTGTTGTTTTGGTGCTTTGCTATTACGTTGATACCAAAACTTTCTTTTGCTTCTGATGATTTTTATAAAGATAGATGGCGTATCGAATCTGCTGTTCAAAAAACTTATGAAAATGGCACTAAAACTGTAGAAATACGTGCAAGAAAAGGCATAACTGTAAATGGTGCGTATCGTGAATATGCAGGTCGAGCGAATATCGTTCCATATTCTCAAAATGTTGGCAAAACTATGTTTAGACGTATTTTTGCTTCAAGAGGTAATTTAGCGTTATTAGGCGTAATAGCTGTTTCTGCTGCACTGAAATCAGATGGTTTTATTATTGATGAAGTAGATGGGAAAATTTATTACCCAAAGCAAACATCTGATACCCAATATAGTTTAGATACCGTTAATTGGTTCAATTCGCCTTATGATGCATGCAATTTTGCTTATGGCTCACGTCCTGATGAATCAACCTATAAAACGTCGCCCCCGCAGACATTTCTTTGTTACAGGTATGAAGATTATCTATCTTCAATATATAAAGATAAACGGCTAGGAACTCTTCCAAAAAAGCTTGAAGACGGTTCATTAGATCATGCTGACTACATCTATGGATCTTATGTTGGTGGTATTTCTGATCGTGTACAATGGTACGTTTCTACATCACAGACTAAAGAGTCAAATCCACAACCTAATCGCGAAGTGTCTGAAAAAGATTTGGGTGATTATATGATGGGAAATCTTCCGAATTTTCAAAGACCAACTTGGGTTGGAGTTACTGATGTTTTTACACCTGTAGATGATTATGAATTAACGAATAATCCTAATTATGATGTTGCAGATAAAAATATAAAAGAAGATTCAATAGATACTTCAATTAAACCTATTCCTGATAACTCAGGTGATTCATCCGGAAATAATGGATTCTCTCTTCCAAACTTCTGTGATTGGGCAACACCAGTTTGTTCTTTTATAGATTGGTTTAAAGATGATTCTATTATTCCTGACGATCCAACCTATAAAGTTGATGAATTAGATAAATCTACATTACCTGATGGACCACAATTTAGTTTAAATGCTTCATGTCCACCACCTGCATCATTTTCTTTGGATTTAGGTTTGGTTTCCAAAACTATTGATATTCCTTATACCTCACTATGTAATTTTTCAACTGATGCTCGTCCATTTGTGATTTTAGCTGCTTGGTTTCATGCTGCATTTATTTTTGCAGGTTTATTTAGGAGCTAAAAATGGCAGGTGTACTTCTTCGATTGCTTTCATATTTTGCTGCAAGTTTAGTATTCAAAGTTTTGAGTTCTTTAGGTGTTGGAATTTTTTCTATGTATTTCTTAAATGAAATTATGACAAGCCTTTCAAACTCTATGCGAGATGCCTTAACAGGTTTAGCACCATCTGTAATTTCAATTTTAGGTCTTTTTGGCTTTGATAAATATGTCTCAATTATTTTTGGGGCGTTTACAACTGTTATGTATTTAAAATCTATGCGTCTTCTTGTAACAAGACAAATTTAGTTTTTGCGAGGAGGAAGAGGAACCGACTGACCGATCGAGCAAAAACTAAATTTAAAAATAAATATTGGTGTGAAATGCTTACATTAATTAGTGCAACGCCCGGAAGTGGTAAAACATTAAAATCTATAGAGCTTATATTTGAATATTTAAACAAAGGTTATGTTGTCTTTACGAATATTATTGGTTTAAAAATACCTGGTGTAATTTCTATTCCTACTAACCAAGATTGGCGTGATTTAGATCACTTTAGGCGTTCTAATCCTGAAATGTCTAAGATGCCAATAGCCGTATTTTATGATGAAGCACATGAACATCCAGCTTTTGCTGAAAAAAACTTAATTAAAGATAAAGAAAAACTAGAAGAAGTTCGTGATATTGGATACTCATTAAGTATGCATCGTCATTTTGGATTTGATATTTTCCTAATAACACAAAGTCCCAAAAAACTAGCACCTTATGTCCTAGCCGATGTGGGTTGTCATTTATATTTAAGACGTGTCTATAAAATGAAACGCGCAACTATTTATGAGTTTCCTGAAGCCCATGCATTGGTGTCCAAATCAACCCGTGACGATGCTGTAAATAAGACGATTTGGAAGTTTCCTAAACAACTTTATCAATATTACACATCCACAGAAATTGATACTCATAAAGGCGGTATTCCACTTAAATACTTGCTTGTTATTTTTATAGTTTTTATTTGTATTCCTGCCTATGTCGCTCGTTCTTTTTGGTTAGATCCATTATTTGGTCATAAGAATGAAGAAACTGAAATTGTTTATGATAAACCAAAGACAAATGAACCTGTTAAGTCACAGCCTGTTTTTTCATCTACTCAAAAAACTGATCCAATGGAGCAGCTAAAACAGGAGGAAGAAAAGAGGGTAGCGATGGTTATTGAATCAAATGATGATTGTTATGCAAGAAATTCTTATGGGCAAATCATCAATATGAATGTTAATGATTGTCGAATACTTTCAAGGAAAAATTCACGTATGGAAACATCTAGGTATAAGAGAGAAATTTATAAGGATGGATTGCCGAATAGTCATTACAATGAAATTTCTCATGAAAATCAAATGACTTTAAATCAAACTTCCGATTCATCTTCGATGGTTTCTTACAAAGCTCCCAATTATTCATAACTGAATTTTTGTCTATGATAGGCCACAGTATTGTGAAATTTATTGAATTTTATCCTATAATTAAAACCTGCCTAAAAGTTTACGCTTTTTTTTGATACCTCAATTTGGCGTATTACCTCACTTTTAGGCAACTGAATTTTGGTCGATATAATGAATTTTAGAAGACAAAATCCTGTTTGGAGAACAGTTTCATATAATAGAAATATTGGTTCATTGAACAAAAAAGATTATGAATTTATTCGAAATTCTTTAGAAAACTACTTGAGTTATCTTCAATCCATACCAATTAATAATCATGATGAAATTGACAAGTTAAAAATTTTTTTTATCAAACTTGATCATCAAATAGATAGAATGTAATTGATATATAAGGATTTTATTGTGGTTAATGATAATTTATCACCAAATTTGCAAAAAGCAGTCGAAGCATACGCTGAGTTAAGTTTAGAAGAAATTTATCAATTTAATAAATTTATTCAACAAGATATTGAAGATATTGAGGAAAAAAAACTTTTTAATACATTTGAAGAACTATTCATTGCTTATATGAATCAAGACTTTGATGATAAAAATATGATTAAAGTTATTGATAGATTAAGAATGGATATAAAAAATAAATTTTCTATCAAAAAACTTCATGAGTTTGAAGAAAAAATGCGAAATCAATACGGTTTTGATGATATTCAGAAAAAAATCTATGCAATTTATGATGCACAAATGCATAGATTTTTGAATAATGAATCATGGGAATTAACCAAAGATGAAGCTATAGAATTGGCTATGTATAGAAAGAAACTTAAATCGCTTAATTAACTACAATCTCGAAGAGTTGAAGTTAATTAAGCGAAACTTGCGACAAGATATAATTTTTTTTCATACCATATCAGCAGAGCAAGAATTTTCCCGCATCCTATAATATGCGGGAAACGATAGGCGATATAACTTACAATTTTTGGGGAATTAGCAATATGACACTTTTGGAAATCTTAGGAATTGTATTTGTCTTGATAGTAGCTATAGGCTACAGCTACTTTATGAGCTGGCGAGCACTTCGTGAAGATAAATCAGAAGATTGATAGAAGGTCATAGCCACGCAGACTTGCGTAGGCTTGACTAATACGCAAGTCGAGTAGCGATCTGATTTCTGCATAACTTATATTATGTTACTTAGGATACTCAGCAACGTGAATTATAATCGTAGATATTCACGTTGCTGAGCTGTAGCTACAAACAATGTTGTGTAGGCTACAGTCTTTAGATATCCTATTTAACATAATATACATTATACGAATAATTATATAGTTTCAACTAATCCCTAGTTATTTCTATCGTACATTTAACTCAACTTGTTAACTATGAAAATTAAATCTTAAATATTTCATAAGCTTACTTTGTTTTATGAATTTGAGTGAAAATGCAGTTTTTTAAATAATTTTTTAAAAACTAACTCAACTTGTTACTTCTTTCTTAGAATTACTTATCTACTCTTTCTATGCTCATTACCTCACATGAATTATCACTGTTAAATTTTAAATATATCTGTGACATGGCGAAATCCATAAAGTTTGAGCTTTGGAATTTACCTTTTTGATTCTTAGGGTTAGTCATCATCTGTAACCACTGAGTTAAAGAATAAAAATAACATTCGGCCATCCCCATAAGGCTGTGATCAAAAAAATGCAT